ATTTGTGCTGAACCATTTAGTTCAGATATGTTTCCTATATCAACAGCTTGTGGTTGTTCCGCCATCGTTCTGAACGACACAAACAGTACCGTTAGAACCAGTAGAGTTAATCTGTAACCAATCACTAGCAAGAGTTGATGACTGTATGATATTGAATGTTCTACTGTTTCCTGTTTGGTCGAGATAGAAGTAACCACCTGCATATCCGCTTCCTGTAAAGTTTACTGTGTTGCTATCTCCATCTACATCTACATAGTTAGTAGCACCATCATAGTTTATATCAAAATCAAATGTGTTGCTGTCACCATTTATAATCCAGTCTAAATCAAGAGAACCTGCAAGTGCAGATGTTCCTGTATCTAAGGTAAAAGTATTAGAGCTACCAGTTACGTCTACGTTATAATCTGAGCCATCAATACCATAAGTGTCTGTAGGATCCCCTTGAATAGTAAAGGTATTGCTATCTCCATCAAATTCAAAAAAACCTGTAATATTATCACCTAGAATATCTCCTAAAAATTTATTGGTATTACCTATTTGGTTTATATCTAGTGTTAAGTTTAAGCCATCTAAATCTAGTGCTGTAAGCGTTCCTGCAACAGAGTTTAGACCTCCAATAATGTTAGATGATCCTAACTGTTCTAAGTCTATATTTGCTGTGGCACCGCTTTGGTCTATATATATTTCGTTATCAGCCGCGTATAGCACTGACACATTCATCAGTACAATTAGGCTCATTAATTTTCCAATATCCATTTGTAATTCCTTCCTTAATTGTTTGTAATACAGCCGTTTCTATAGCTGTTTGTAAGGCAATATTAATAGATTCGTTTCTTACTAAACCGTTTTCTATTTCAACAAGTTCTGTTGAATCGGTTATAAACCTAAATACATCTTGATCTATAGATGCACTTAATATTGTTTTGGTTACAAGAACCTCTAGCAGTACCTTTCCTGTACTGACGGAAACTGTGCGTAAAGATATGGTTACGGTGTCTTGCTTGTATTGCCTAGACATTCCAATGCCTAAGTATCTAGCACCTGCACCACCAGATTTTACGTTGCTTTCGTATGATATCACGCCACCTTGCATTATCAAACCTGCAAATAATAGATCTGGTAGCTTTTGTTTATTTTTATTTTCTTGTCTAGCACTCCTAATAATCTGTCTTTCTTTGGTTACATTGTCTAAACCAACTCTTTCAACCACTTCAAAAAAACCATCATATCTACTACCAGCGTGTTTTAAGGCTCTAATTAAGTATGCGTCTGGTGCCTGGGTTACTGCTGATGAAAAAGTTGCGTACGAACTATTACTTCGTCTTTGTCCTGTTTGATCTGTGAAAGAAGCTGCATAAATAGCTACAACTGGTTTTTTTTTGTTAGCTGTTTGTATGTTTGCTAGTTCAGGAACAAGTAATGTTCCTATCGTTGGCTTTTCTATCTTTTGTAATGGGGGTAAGTTGTTTTCTAATGGATCTATTATTAATGCACAGCTAGAAAGTAAAGCTACCAATAGGAAGGGATATAGTTGTCGTATTGCCATCTGAGTCTGTTATTTTTAAAGTTATTATTCCATCTACAACATTATACTCTATCCTGTTACCTTCTAACTCTAGCACACCACTATCGCTAGGAGTTTCTCCAAATAGGTTTTCTACTAGCTGTCTTGATAATTGTGCATATATTCTTGATTCTAAGTTACGAATAAACCTAGCTAATGTTGTGTTTTCTTTGTCTCTTTCTATTTCGTCTTGTAAAGCTTTTATTTCTGCTTTTAGTGCTTGCTTACGATTAAACTGTTGATTCTCAATAGTAAGATAGTGTGCAGATGTACCTATACCAGAAAATGATGGAGACTTAAACTTATGTACCATTTCGTCTGCTTTCGTGTTTTGAACTAAAACTAATGCAAACATAATTAAACCCATAAATAAAAACCATGCACCCACTCTAGCTTTTGCAGCTTCTTCTTGTTCTATTTCTTTTTTTGTAAGTCCTCTTTTTTTATAACTTGCAGTCATTAATCCTTCCTCTGGTCGTCTCTATCAGCTTTTGCTAATCTATCAGTATGCATTAGCTGTGGTACTCCAAGTATAGTCTTGAGAAGCGTATCTTGTCTAATAATCTCATTATCTACAGACCTAACTCTGTCTATAAGTGCTACTAATATACCGTGTTGTGAGTCTAGTTTTTGACCTAATCTTGCTTCTATTTCTGATATTTGAGCTGATACTTTTTCATCTAAAACATCTACTTTAGTTTCCATGCCATCAATTATTTTGTTAATTAGCTTCCAGATAAACATACCAAGCCCTATAGCTGCTGCTATTGGAAAACCAACTTCATTAATTAATTGAACTACAGAATCCATTAGGGTTAGTAATCACCCCAAACCTTACTTTTGGTACCCCCGTGGTACTCAACTGCATGACCTTCATCTATAAGCATTTGACAAATGTCTTTACCATTTTCTGTATATGGTATTCCTAATATGCGGCCATACTTACCTTTGCCTAATGATTTAATTTTAAACTTACCAGTACAAAGTTCTTTTAATCTTTCTTTTGCTGCAAGACCTAGTTTTTTTTCTGCAAGATCCCTAGTACGAGATTCTGGAGTATCTATGCCATGCAAACGAACACGTTGTTTATGTAGCTTTACATCAAATCCAAGATCGAGACAGCAATCAAAAGTATCACCATCCACTATACGTTCTAACGTAGCGTTATATACAAAGGCATCTGGTGCTTTTTTAGCCATTAGCCTGTGTTGTTTATGTTAATATTACTTTTTTTCTTAACTCTTTTTGTAGTGTAAGCTTCGTTGATGTTAGGAGTAGATTTATCATCTGCAACATAGTGTCCTTTTTTATTTCTTGATCTTACTTCAACTCGTTCAGTGCCAGTAACTTTATCCCAAAATTTACTAAGAATACCCATATTACTTTTCCTTTGCTTTACCTATGTTTAAAGCTAAAAGATCTACAAACTTATAAAGTTTACCGATCCAAGCATCATCTTTAGGGGTTGGCGTACTTGCAGCTATTAAACTAGCAACCGTAACTATTGTGGTAACCCACATAATAATATCTACCATCATTTTTTCTCCTCTGAAATATCATCAGTTTGTGATTTCATGCTTTCAGCCAAGGCTTGCTGATACATATTCAGACTTGGCCTTAACTCGTCAATCTCAAATTGATGTTGATTTATTTTTGTTGACAAGCTTTGTATATGAGCTTGAAAACTTTTTTGTTCAGGCGTAAATTCTACCTCAACATTATTTTTTTTGGCTTTTGCCATTATTGCACCTCCTGGGGTGTTGGTTGTTGCACATCCCAACAGTTTAAGTTGGATGCGATGGTTCGTCTTTCTCCTTCACCTTTGAAGGGGTAGACCATGTGTTGTAACCAAGAAGGGAATACTAATAGTTTTCCTACTTCTGGAGTCATAACAAATGATTGAGCTGGTTTTAATCTTTCACTATCTATAACGGAAACTTGTCCGTATTGAAATGCTATACAGCCGTCTGAATGTCCACTTTCGTTATATAGCGAATAAGTTGGTGATTGAGCATTAACGTTACCTATTTGTGGTGGTACTTTAGTCCAGGCTGTTGTTGATATACCCATTAATGTTTTGGTGCCGTGATCGTGTATAGGATTGTAATCACCGTCATAACTATGTACTGACCATGTTTCGTCTATTGCTACTTGCTTCGGACCTTTAAGAGAGTTTTGCTTAGCAAAATTATTAATATACTCAACACCAAGGTTACAGATAAAATTATTATACTCAACCATTCTTTTATCATTATGATCTAACAGTAACTGTTCTCCTTTATCTATTTGCCCTACTAAAGTATTAGCTAATGATTGTTTGTTTTTATCATGTTTATATTCGTCCATATAATCATTAACGCTATCAATCATATCTTGAGGCATTTGTGTTTCTAGCACATATACCGCAGGCATACTGTGCATCTGAAAAGGATGTCCGTCCATACTTAACTAGGAACGCTAAATGCTTGGTCTGGTGTGCTTTCAACTGGTGGGTTAGTTATAACGCTATCTACCTGACTAGCAAATATTGTATCCCATTTTGATACAGGGCATATAGCTACTAAGTTAGCATTAGACCAACTACCTTTAGCTTTTAGTGTAAAGTTAGTTGTTGTACTACCGTCTGGATTAGTATCTGTTTGATTTACTGTAGTGCTAAAAGTAGTAGTATAGTAAGTGCTATCGCCCTCACTATCATTTTCATAAGTCATTTCTATATTCCACTTATCTACTTTACTAGATGCATTTTCATAAGGTGTGCATTTAGTTATTGCTTTTGTTACTGCCATATTATTCTCCTTTTAAAGTTTGTATTTCGGCTTTTAATTCATCTACTGTTGTAGACAGTTCTTTTACTGCGTTTACCAAGTACCAAGTTAGATTATCGTTGCTTACAGTTTTTACTCCTGTTGATTGTGTAGTAACCATTTCAGGTAAAATTTCTTCTATTTCTTGTGCTATAGCTCCTAGTTGTATTCCTTCTTTATATACAACTGCTGAAGCTGGATTGTCAAAATCTACTATTTCTTCTAAAGTTCTATATTCAAAGTTTCTAACACGAATATCTTTTAGTTTATTTAAACCATCATTATTATCTGTTATGTTCTTTTTAATTCTTCTGTCAGAAGTTTGTGACCAAGCTGTTGCATTATTACCTTGAAATGCTCCGCCATTAGAACCAATCATAGATGTATTAGCTCCTTTACCTACTTGAGCTCTACCAATTACTACTTCATCAGAAACACCTACTGCACTTGGAGTTGCTACCATACCAACATAAGTGTTATTACTACCTGTTGTTAAAGCTGTAGTATAGTTACCTGCTCTTTGCCCTACAAAAATATTTTGGTTACCTGTAGTACAAGAACCACCAGCTTCATCACCAATTGCTGTATTTTCATAGCCTGTTGTGCAATCGTTTAGAGCATTAAACCCAATACCTGTATTATTAGTTGCTGTAGTAGTTGAACTTAAAGCACCAGCACCAACTGCTGTATGTGAAGTACCTGTAGTGTTTGCACCAAGGGCTTGATAGCCAACTGCTGTATTATCAGAAGCTGTGGTAATTGCATCTCCTGCATCTACTCCAATAATGACACTTCTAGCTGCTGTAGTTGCTGCAGTAAAACTATTATATCCAACTGAAACATTAGCTGAACCAGTTGTTAAATTTGCTGCTGATGTATGCCCTAAAGCTGTGTTGTTATCCCCTGTAGTACAGTCTGTTAATGCTTCAACACCAAGTGCTGTATTTCTAGTACCAGTTGTATTAGCATCTAAGGCAAAAGCACCTACTGCTGTAACTTGGTCACCTGTAGTATTCAATTTCAATGCTTGATAACCTACTGCTGTGTTGCTAGAAGCGGTGGTATTTTCTTTTAATGATTCAAAACCAACAGCCGTATTATTACTTGCGGTTGTATTATTGTTTAATGCTTCAGTACCTATTGCTGTGTTATTACCACCTGTAGTATTTGCACCAGATGAGCCTTGACCTATAGATACGTTATTCGCACCTGTAGTATTAGAACCCAAAGCACTATAACCAAGGGCAGAATTATTGTTTGCTGTTGTATTAGCATCTAAAGCAGCATAACCAACTGCTACATTATTTGCACCTGTAGTGTTTGCTTCTAAAGCACTTCTACCAACTGCTGTATTATTGTCTGCTGTTGTATTAGCTGATAATGCACTTGCACCAATTGCTGTATTTGCATCACCAGTAGTGTTTCCTGTTAATGCGTCTGCACCAATTCCCGTATTTACAGTACCTTCGGTGTTTGCATCAAGTGATTGATAACCGACTGCTGTATTAAAGTTAGCTGTAGTGTTTTGATATAAAGCATTTTCACCTATAGCAGTATTAGCACCACCTGTAGTGTTGCTAAGTAATGCTCTCGCACCTATACCTGTATTATTTGAACCTGTAGTTAAAACTGTAAGTGCTTTAAAACCTATAGCAGTATTATCATCACCGCTTGTTAAATCATCAAATGCTTCAAAACCTAATCCCGTATTATTAGATGCTGTAGATAAAGTGCCTGTACCTGCATCATTACTGATAAGAATACCATTAGAGAAGTTAGTGATATTAGAAATAATACCTACGCCATTGATTGTGCTTGAACCTGTAATAGCTCCGTCAACTTGTAGTGTAGAAGCCATATCTACAGCACCATCTATATCTACTACATCTAGGTTAGTAGTACCATCTACGTCTATATCGCCTGAAATGTCTAGTGAGGTTGCTGTTAAAGCACCAACATTAAGACTAGCAAAAGCATCAACGACTGCTGCTCCGCTTCCTGCTCCGTCTGAATAAACTACTTTTACATCCCCTGGTGGAATAGTAATATTAGCTCCACTACCTTGGGAGATAATAATATTCTGAGATCCAGAAGTACCGTTTTCTATAAACCACATTTTGCTTATGGTGTTAGGGCCAATAGTAATAGTACAAGCTGAATCAAGAGTACCTGTATATTTAAGGTACATTGATCTTCCTGGATCAGTTGCTCCGTCAGCTATAGTTGTAGTGTGTGTATCAGCGTTAGTTGTTATAGCCTCAGTGCCAAAACTAAATGCTTCTGCGATTAATTCTAAATTAGTGTTGGTTGTGGCTCCCCATGTTCCTGACTGATCACCAGTACCAATTTCCTCAAGTCTTAAATCATTTACGTATGTTGATGCCATTTTATATTCCTCTTATTAAGCTACTTCTTCCCAACTAGGAGTTTGTGTTTCATTATTTTTAGCAAAGGATGAACTTTGGTCAGTATTTATATTAGCATAATTTTTAGTTTGTGTATCATCTATTAGTCCCCACACTAATACGCTTCCTACTGATCCAATGGCCTCAACGCCTATAGGAACAACATTTGCTTTAGCTATAATTATTATTGATCCAACTGATCCTGTGCTAGATACACCATCAATATTAAACTGTTCGTTATGGTGTACGGTTACAGATCCAACAGCAGATGTTCCAACGACTCCCGATATTATTACATTTGCTTCTCCATCAACATCAACACCAACCCCGCCAACAGATCCAACTGCCCCTGGTGCATTTGCAACTGCGTCTCCATTAACACCAACTCCTCCTATAGCAGTTGTCCCAACTTGAGAGCTAGGAACTATATTGGCTTTTGCAACAATAGATATTGATCCTACAGCACTCGTACCAGATTGACCAGTTACGTTTATATTAGCTTTTGCTATGGTTGTAGGAGTGCCTAGTGCAGAAGTTGCAGATTGACCTGTTGCACTTACATTGGCTTCACAATCGAGAGTAGGAGTTCCTACTGCTGTAGTACCTACTTGACTTGCTGGAATTATATTAGCTTTCGCTACAATAGTTAAAGAACCAACAGCACTTGTTGCTGCTATTCCTGTGAGGGTAACTGGATTGGGTTCACCCCAGGTATTGGAACCCCAAGCTCCTCTACCCCAACCAGTTATATTAGCCATTCTCGGCTAACCTTAAGCTATTCTTATAATAGCTGTACTTGCTGCTGCTGCTGGAAAAACTATAGTGAAATCACCTGCGGTAGAAGTTTTATCTCCACCAAAGTCAATAGTTGCTACTGATCTGTCAGCGTTTGTGTCGTTATAGATCATGCAACCTCTTGCAGTAATCGTAGCAGTACCAAAAGTTAAGTCAGCAAAATCAGTAAAGCCTGTAGTTCCACTAGATGTAGGATTTATATTAGTTAATGCGGCTCCACCAGATGTATAGTTAGTTCCAGTAGCTTGACCAGTTGTAGTAAAAGCAGTTGTTGCTGCACCTAAAGTAGCTGAACTTGTGTATAGAGCTAGTTTAAAAGAGTTGCCTCCTGATGCTAAAAAATTATGTTTAGCTTCTAAAAGTTCCTTTTTAAAGCTGGTTGTCAATGTTGATGTTATTGCCATATTAAATACCTTTAATTATTTTTGCTATATCTTCGCTACCTTGACTAGATAAATCTTGTATCAAAGTGGCTTTATAAGATTTTAAAGCATTTTTTATATAAATCAAACAAACCTTGTAAATCATGTCTCTATAGGCTCTAGCTTGTTCTTGTATATATGGATCTTGACTTTCACTGTTACTTACTATTTTTTCAACAAGCCTTTCTGCCCAGAACTCTGGTGGATGACCACCATACTGGGTTGTAGCAATTTCTACCATACCTAATTGTGGCAATCCATCGGGTGTAATTTTAACTACCATTCTTTTGGTTCTTGTAAATGTGAGTCATATCTATCTGCTAATTTATATTTAGGTTCATCTTTATTTGTATTTGTATTGCTTTTTTTAGTAGCACAAAGAGAACCATTTTGATCTACTGAAACAACTAAAGGATCTTTTAATCTATGATACCCATATAGCTTTTCATCAAGAGGAACACAAGTATCTAATAAACCACTAGAAGATGCTACTTCAACTTGAATGCCAGCATTCATACATTTGCCTAACCAAAACTCTACAGAAGCTCTACCAGATTCTGCAAAATGTAAGTTACCTTTGTAAGTAAAATCAATGCCAAACATTTTTATAGTTCCTACCTTATTCCACAAAGCAAAAGCTACTGCGTATGCAACTGTGTTGTTTAAGTAATAACAATCAGTATCCTTTAAAACTTCGTGTATTGGGTATTCTACTAATCCTGGTGCACGATCATCTAACTCGCACGTATATATAGGCCCTTTATGATTTTTTAAAACCTCTAGCATTCCATGTGTTTGATTGCCTGCATTGTCAGTATCAAAGAATCTACTTGCAGGATCCATCATAAATACTCGATCATGGTATATAACAGAAGCAACAGCGTTTATCACCCATACTTCGTCAAAGTGAACTCCATGTGATTTTGCTACACAGTAATCAAACCAACTCTTGCCAAGACCGACAATAGCTATAGTTTTACCTTTTAGATTTTCTACTCTCTCCATCTTCTCTCTCCTTAAGTGGTGGCGTTTCTAATAGAATCGTAACGATATTCGTCTTTTCTTCCTCTAGCCTCCGCTTTGTTTTTTAGTCTTGCAGTTTCTTGTTGAAATCTATTTTCATATAAAGCTAAAAGATCAGTATCGCCTTTCATAAAAGTATATGCTTCATATAAACATCCATATAACAATGCGTTTCTAGCATTTTGTGATAACCATGTTCCTGTTGTATCAGTCACTAGACTATTAGGTTTGTATAAGTAATGTAACTCTACTGAATAATCTGCATCTGGTATTGGTGCTACAATTAATGTAGATCCATTATTTGAAGCAGTAGATAGTTCTTTATCAAAATCTCCATAATATTTTGGCAATCCTCTTAATGATGTGTCTGTAGGATCAGGAGTATATTCTCTCATAAAGCTTGCATGTTTTTTTTCTAAGTAATGATAATCACCACTAGCGTCTATAACAGCTAGTGAAAAACTTAAATTAAAATCTGTGGGTGCTGTTAAATATGTATTTCCAGTTGTTAAAGTACCTGTTACATTTTTTCTAAAAAAATCAAACTGTATTAATTCAAATAATCTTTCTTCTGTATTCTTGATCATATCGTCAAGAGTAGCTACAAAAGTAGTCTCTTCGTTTTGTACGTAATTTTTAATTAATGTTTTTAACTCTGATAATGTCATACTGTTATTGTAACCTCGCCAAGAGAACCTGTCATTTCATATCCTAATATCTTAGATCCTATAGGATCAGATGTCATTGAAGAATTAGAATTACCATCATTTGTGTAAACAGCTCCATCTCCTAATTCTACATCATTATTAGGTCTAGGTTTATATAAAGCTTCTGCATCTGATACGTGTGGTAATGGCTCAAGCTGTGGATGTTTAGGTTCAAAACAATCTCTACATGTTTTTAAACCGTTCCATTCTTCTCTTAGTTGTGACAGCTTGTATTCAAATCCACATCTATCGCAAAGAGCTCTTGCAAATTTACCAGCTGCGTAAGCCATTTTAGTATCCGTGTCTTAAGTATGGTGCAATTCTAAATGAAGCACTATCTTCGTCTTGAGATAGAGCTCTTTCAAATTCATCTTCATACATTTGCTTTAACATAACAACTCTTTCTGGTGCTTTCTTAATAGCTATGTAATAAGCAAGACCAGCAGCGAAGCAAGGAAAAAACCTAAAAGGCATATCCATTGTATTTGTGGCGGTGTCGGCATCATCCATTCTCACTAGTTTATTAAAGACTAATACATCTGTACTATTCTCTGGCGTAGGCCATATATTTAAAACAGGACTTACTTGTTTATCAAGAAAGAACTGAGTAGGTCTAGCTTCAGTAGACTTGGTTGGAATATTTAGATATTCACTTCTGCTGATCTTAGACATTTGTAAATCAAGGTTAGTTCCATCAGTATCTCTTCTAATGGAGCAATCTAATATATCAATAACATTAGAGTTTAAAGTATATTGGTTAGTGCCTTTAGTAACTGTTTGAGTTGTCTGTTCTATAGTCCATTGATTAAGACCACGGTTAGCCCATTCAGCTAACATAAGATTAATAGATCTTTTTGCTGTTTTTAGATCATAACCAGTACGAAGTTCTAATCCACATCTTTCAAATGCTTCTTCTATAAACTCAGTTACATCTGGCTCAAAGTTTGTACTACTTGATGTTGTCATTTAATCTTCCTCTGGAGCATATAAATTATTAAATGTTATGTTCGGATCCATATAACTCTCATGTTGTTCTGCTGAATGCGTCCATTGAGAAGGCATAAAGTCTGGTGCTCCTTCTCCAACACGCCATAAAGCAGGGTTTGTAGCTCTTACTCTGTTATTAGGTAAAGCTACAAAGTTACCAGTATACTCACCAGCGTCTGTTAAATATAACACATGTGATTGCTTATGTTGAGCAGAATCATCAGCTATTGAATTTTCTGTATAATCTACTGTAAATAAATATTTTCCTGTATAAAACTCTCCACCTATTTTACATATCCAAGGAGATGAACTAACCCTATCTAAAACTACAACAGAATGATGATGGCTTAGACAATCCCATGGTTGAGCTAAATGATCTTCCATAGGAGAAGGCCATTCTTTTAATGGTATATCTGCTACTAAAGCTTGAATAGGCATTCTTGCCCACATAGCACCGCCATGAACATTAGGTGCATCTTCTTCGTTATCTATTTCGCAACCTGTAAAGACTACTTGAAACGATAAGGATCTATCTGGAATGGTATTAACAGCTATAACAAGAGCATGTAAATACTCTCCGTGATAATTACTATGGTTGGCTGTAAACTCTTTTCTCACCCAGCATTTAAACTGCGGGATGTTTGAAATTAAATATGACAAAACACTCTCTCCTTTGTTTTTGTAAAAAATTTATTATACTTTTCCGCCTTTAGACATGTACTTAGTACCCTTCATAGCTCCACCTTTTGCCATATATTTAGTGCCTTTCATTGCTCCGCCCTTAGACATGTACTTAGTACCTTTAGAAGCTGATCCGCCTTTGGACATATACTTAGTGCCTTTAACCATACCACCATTAGCATAGCCTTTGGTTTTTTTAAACATAATTTACTCCTATGAATATTTAGTTTTTTTTCTTCTATTGTTCATTACTTTACCACAACCTCTTGCAATCTTTCTAACCTCTCCGCCATTCTTAAAAGATACTTTAGCTTTCTTTGTGTTAGCAACAACAGTTTTTCCTCTAGCTCCAGCTGCTTTCTTTTTTCTAGCAGTTTTTGCTCTTTCTGATTTACTTAAACTTTGTGCTTTTGCTCTTGGTAAACAACGATCTGGATTTTTTTTATTTTCGCTTGTACCACATTTACCTTTAATAGATCCATCTGTGCCTATACGAACCCAGTCTTGATTAACCCATTCTTTTAATTTGCCCATTAAAATCTTTGCCTGTCTTGTCTAGCCTGTCTGCCTCCACCTACAAGTCCGCCATCTTTCATTTTCTTTGGTTTCTTTTTTGATCCTTTGGCATAGTTTGGATCTTTACAATACTTAGACGCAGCCATGTTTGCATAAGCTGAGGGATATGTATCAAATGTTCTTTTAGCCCATGCTTTTCCTTTCGGACATATTTTAGCCATTAGCACTTCCACCTTCGTCTTGCTTGACGTATTCTTGAATTTGGATCATTTCTTGTTTTAGCAGAGCTACGCTTTAATTGTCCTGCTGATCTTGCACAATAAGACTTGCGTCTTTTTGCGGCTTTGCTACCTTTTTTAACTTTGCCTGTTACGGCTGTTTTTAATTTACTACCAGGATTTTTAGCTCTATAAGCTTTGACTCCTTTTTTAGTCATACCAGCCCCACTTTTGGTGGGGCGGTAATTAGCTGATTTACCTTTGGTAGTTCTGCGTATTGGCTTAGTTTTTCTTCTTGTAGTCATTCATCTTAGCTGTATTCTTTAATTAAAGTTAAAACTATAACGTAAGAATCTCCACTAGTATGACCAGTGGTAGTAAGTGCTATATCACCTGTTTTGCCACTTGCTGCAGCGGTATTTTGAATACCACCAAAGTCTGTAAAGTCTTCGTCAGTTGTATAGTCTGAATTAAGATCCCAACAGATAGTGTTAGTAGTTGCAACCCATAGTAATTTTACACTCATCCCAAAAGTAGAATAAACAATTTTACCAAGCTTAACACCTGTGCAAGCTTTACCATTAGCACTGTTAGTAGCTAAAGCACTAACATCTACTTTTGTAACTGCACTTTCACCAGTACCATCAGATGTGTTAGTAAACTGTATAACAGCTATTCTATCGCCATCTTGTATTGTTGTTGATGTAACTGCATCTGCCATAGTTTACTCCTTATGATGCTATATCGTAGCCAGTTATCTCAATTAAGAAACGACCTGCTGTATAAGCCGCATGACCTGTACCTTGACCTACAAGATATAAGTATTGGTCTGCTGCAATGTCTCCACCTGCTACCATAGTACCTGCTGAAGCTGCACCTGCATTTATA